GATGAGGAGACCTGATCGTCACGTCCATCAAAAAATTGCACCTGTAAACGACTCTCATCTGAATAAGGTGATGTAGAAACTCCTGTGCTGACACCATGGGCATATGAATTTGGTGTGACCACTATGTCATCAATCAATAATTGTGTGTAGCCATTGCATTGTCCCTCTGACAGCACATAGGCCACGTATAGGTATTCATTGCCTGATCCATTGGTAGAAACAAACACTCTGGCACCACCCACCATACGTGTTCCATACACAATGGGCACACTGGCTATGCCTGAATCCTTGTTTAAGAGCACACCCTGTATGCCCTCATCCTGTGATACCTGTACTTCTGGCACTGATATATCAAGACCAAACGGAGATGTGAATATTTTAACAATTCCTTCAACGATATCACCCAAGAAACGGAATGCTTTTTTGATGATACCACCACCCTTGTTGTGAACACACCAACCATCCGCGAAATAACTTTGATCACCATCAAGATAGAAATTATACAATGGCATCTCTGGATCATGGGGTTGTGTGCTTTCAATTGATTTTAATTCTGTGAATTTGCCATCCTTGAACACCTGGCTACCAACAGTCAATGAGCCAGTCAATTGTTTGAATAATGCTTCTCCGTCCTGTTGTCTGGTATGTTCTGGATTGATGGATTGCCAACCCTTGTCTGTCCAAAATGGATGTTCTGATGTGACGAAATATTTTGATCCATTGAAAGAATACAGTTCTCTGTCACCCAATTTGGTCCAATCCAATTGTTTGACTTCGTTGACACCTTCCAATCCCTGGACCTTGTCTCCCACTTTGACATCTTGTATGTTCCGTAGGCTACCATCAGCCATGGTAATTTTAGTATCTTTTATGAAACAACTTCCACCACCCATTACATCAACATCTTTCTATATTGTTCATTCATTTTTTCATATCGCATCACTTTCATCAATTTTGCGATCCTTTCATTCTCATCACCAAAACCGTAATTGAAACGAATCTCCACTGCTCTCTTCTCAATGGCCCATTGTTGTAGGGCTTTGAATAATTTTGCCACCAACAATCCTTTACGATATTCAGGTTGTATGTAAGTGAAATAATCATTGGCAAAGAAATCATAATTGTAATCGTATTGGATCAATCTGATCGCACTCATGCCCACTATCTTGTCTCCAAACTCAACCACGAACGCTGTCTCATAAGGTGAATCCACCCCTTGTAGCCATTGATCCCTGATCCTCTGTACGTCATAGTAGAGATAATTGAATCTGGATTCTGTGAGGCATTCCCTGCCCAACTCAATCAATTGAGGTATGTCCGCTTTGACGAATTGTCTGATCTTGGGTCTCACTATCATATCACTTCCCTCTCATAGATGGTAGAAATCTGCTTGGTCTGATCAAAACTTTTCACATGATCACTGAAATATGGCAAGGAATCATCAAATGTTATGCTGTCATAACCATTGGTGAAAGCATAATCTTCAATGTAGGCATATATCTTGCTGATGTTGTCTGGTGATCTATGTTCTGCTGTGATGTAGAAGAAATCTATGGACAATTTCTTTTGATTGCTCCATAACATCTCATTCTGTGAGCAGATCACAAATCCCACCATATGGTCATCAACAAAAATGCCCCTGGTGACGTTGCCAGGCATCACAAATAAATTTTTAATTTTGAAATTGAATTCCATCATGTTGAATTCTTGTATTCCATACAATTCTTTGACCGCTGATTTGGCCAATTCCAATCCTGTGTTGTAGTGCGAAGTTGATATCGCTTTTATGTCTACGGCCTGCCCCATCTGATATCCTTTACAATTTGCGGTGAGAAGTCCATGCCACGATCATTTGGAAAAAACAAATTCTGTGATGCGGGATTGGTTCTTCTACCATTGGTTCTGTTGAAATCTGCGAAGAATGATGCTATTGAAAGTGTCACGTTGGCACTGCCCTGTTCTTCCTTCAATGTCCATCCTGATATCCTTCCATCAAATATGGTAAAAACATCATCATCCGTGAATGAATAATCTGAATTCAATACCAATCTATACAGCACCACCCTTCTGTCAATAAAATCATTGTTGATCAATACTGCCACCATGGTGGGATCCACTGCCGTGAAACTCAATTCCAGTGTTCCAACCCTTAGGTCTGAATTTTCAATGATGTCTCCGTAGTTTAAGAAAAGTCCCTGTGCTAGATAGGTATTCACTCCAGCATCTGGTGCCGTGGGTGAATCATACTGTAGGTTGATGTTGGTTGTTGTGAAATACAAAGGTGTTGAGAAATGCATCTCAATCAAGTCAGCAACAAATACTGACTTACCTGCTAATTTGGTCTGTAAAGCACTGGGAATACTTCTGGTCATTATAACTCCTCACGAACACGAACTTCATATCTGTATAGACCATCTGTCTGTAATGTATAACCCACTTGATCCTTTTCAAAGAACACCCTGAATGGCACTGAATTGTAAGTTATGGTTGTGGCACCACCCGTCACTGATTCCACGAGAGGTGGATAGAAACTGACTTGATCCACTGTGGAACCGTCTAGATCCACATCTTCCGTTAGCATATATACTTTATTGTGGTTTGAAAATTTTATAAGATCACCCTTTTTCAAAGTTCCTGTTCCACCTGAAACTCCCACTGAACTTGAACCCGCTGATGTGCCCATCAATGGATCTGCTGTGTTGACATCTGCCACTGTGACTGTGCCTGCGGCTGTTCCTGTTGTGCTGGATATAACTGGTGGTACCACTGAGAATGCTTCCACCTGTCCATCCTGTTGAACTATGAATGAAAATATTGTGTTGAAATCTGATCTTGACAGAGGTGGTGATTTCATCTTGAAACTCCAATATTGAGCCCCTGATTTGATCCTTTGTGTTTGTCCTGACACTGATTCCGTCAATCTTGATTTGGTGTTGGATTGAAGATCCAATGCTTGGAAACCTGCTGTGGGAAATGTTCCTGCCATTATACTAATCTAGCCCTTCCTCTTTCTGTTAGACCTCTGTTTATTAAACTAATTATCAGTTCTTGTCTGGTGGTCAATAATTCATCAAAGCCTCTGGCATCCACAGTGGATATGTTGAAGTTGATAGTGACACCTTCTGAATCTTGACCTGTAATACCAGATTGTGTTGGTGTGGTAAGATCTGAATTTGATATGATCTCTCCTGATGTGTTTGGTACGAACAGCTCAGGTCCTCGTTCTCCCACAATGGCTGGTTGTCCTCCACTGATGTTCCCTCCATTTGCGAAGAATGGAATACCAAAACCTCCACCTCCAGTGAACAATGCCAATATGGTTCTTAGTCCTATTTCTTGTTTTAATTCTCTGTTGATCTCTTTTTGTCTGCCCAAAACACCTCTCAACCATTTTTCAAATGGTTCCAATACCAATATAGTGATTCCTAATTGTATGAATCCCTGTATCAATGATCTCAATGTTGCTTCAACGATGTTGCCCAATGCTTCATCCAATCTTTTGGTTTGAAAGATCACATCTGTCAATTCTGAAGCGGCTGTGTTTCCAAATGTGGTAAATGTATCAACCAATACCGCGGTTTGCATTTCCAACAATGTGCCTTGATCAGTGACCTGTTTCAATGCGGCATACAAAGCATTCTGTTCAAATGATCTTTCTAATCTGACTGCGGCATAGAAGTTATCTTCCATCTCCTTTTTGAGCCTAGCCATCTCTGCGTTGAGTTTTTCAGTCTCTTCTTTTTGTTTGTAGATGGCCCTGTTGGTATTTTGTAATTCTTCTGCAAAATCACCTGTGTCTATGACAGCGGCTCTTACAGTTTTTGAGAATGTGCCAATACTGGCTGATTGATCATCAAAATCAAACACATCCTTGTATTTTTCAATACCTTTTTGTTCATCTATGAATTCTTTGACTTTTTCTGTTGCTAGACCAATTTTATCAATGACTTCTTTTCCAAAAATTGTCAATGCTGTCAATCCTGACACAATTCTTCCAATTGGTGATTTTCCAAATACAGCAAACAATGCCGTGAAAGCAAAAGTCAATGCCTCCACATTTCTGATAGTGAATACCACTGCCTCACCAAGACCCTTGCCCAGTGATTCAATTAATTTTTCGTTTTCCTGGATGAATTTTGTTAGATCATCTGTGGCATCCTTGATCACAGGAGTCAATCCCTGTCCAAATAGATCTGATGCTGTTCTTATCTGGATACCTAAATTTGAAAATGCCACATTCAAATTGCCCAACAATGCCTCTGTGGCTCCTCCAAATTCTTGTCTTATACCTTTTGCGAATGCTTCAGTGATTTTTTGGGCACCTTCAGCCGTCTTACCATATTCTGATATTTGATTCCTTGTCAGTCCAAGTTGTTCTTCAAGTATCCTTAGGACTGGAACCCCTCTGTCACCCAATCTCTGGATTTCTTCCAAGCCCAATCCACCTGATACCGTCCTTGCGAACAAATCAGTGAC